GCGCGGGCCGAATTCAAGGACTTCGTGAAGGCAACCTTCCCGAAGATTGCCAAGATGTTTGAGTGCTACGTTCCACGCGACTATGATATGTCGCGGGAATACTGGCTGGCCAACAGCAACTACTCCGAGCTGCGGAAGGAGGAGCTTAGGGCTGAACCAGTATGGCTCTCAATGGGCCACGACACGTGTGACGGCTTCATCAAGGATGAGGCATATGTTGACATGAAAAGTGCTCGAAATATTTTTGCAAGACGCGATGGCTGGAAAGTCCGGTTCGGCCCCGTGTTCAAGGCTCTAGAAACTTATTTTCTGAAGAAGTTACCCTGCTTTGTGAAGATAATTGCCTTATCCGAGCGCGCACAGTTGATTGTAGATCGACTTTGCGTAGCTGGCATGATGTTTCTGGAGACTGACTACTCCAAGTTTGAGTCCACATTTGATGAATTCTTTCTGGAACTGGAGCTGTCATGTTGGATGGAATTGCTCAAGGACCATCCAATTCGCTTTGAGTTTGAAGCAAACTTTCGCGAGATCATTGCGAGTCCGAACACTGTGCGATACAAGTATGCACTGGTGCGAGGGCTCACCGCGCGCATGTCTGGTGAGATGAATACCAGCATTGGAAATGGATTGATGAACATGTTAATGTATTTATTCATAATGCACAAAGCCGGGGTTGAGTGGCAAGTCGCAATATGGCGCGCGTTTTTCGAAGGAGATGATGGGTTGTCTGCAACCACACCTGATCATCTGCCAGACTTCGAACTGTGGAACAGTCTAGGGTGCAAGATCACGCCCAAGCTGTCTAACAGCATTAGCGAGACAGATTTCTGCTCGCAAGTCTTCACTGAGAGTTCGTATGATACTCTGGCGGACCCATTGAAGATCCTGGCAAATTTTGGTTGGTCAAGCGCCAAGTATGTGGGAGCACGTACTGGGCGAAAACTGGAACTACTTCGGGCAAAAAGTCTGAGTTTCCTATGGCAGTACCCAAATTGTCCGATTGTGGCAAGTTTGGCAAGATATGGACTGGCTGTTACGTCCCATGTTGACATGGAGCGATTCTTTTTGAAAGAACGCAAAGTGTCGCACTATGACATGGAGTGGTACAAGATGGCCTATGATAGCTTGAAGGTGAAGCTGCCCACGACCAATATCACAGACGCAAGTCGCATTCTCGTGATGGAGAGATTCGGCGTGTCCTGTGACGAACAAATCCGTGTTGAACAGTATCTAGACAATCTCGCTCAAAGGGGAGAACTAGTTCCGTTAGACACACAATTGGCATACACCGTGCCGACCAGCTGGGTCAAGTACAACTTGGCATATGTTGGAACCATCGGTGACGCACCATACCACGACAATCTAAGCCAGTTTGTTGAGGTGACGGTGTCCACAATGTAACAGCCGAGAGGCTACCCAACGCCGCGGTGGGCGCTAAACACCACAGCCTAGGCGGGGTCAGGCGACCCGCTGCTGTTCAAACCGACCGCTTAGGCCCTCGGCCGCATTACAACAAACCCACACAATTTTCAAAGCCGCAAGGCATTTTCCGCGTAATGCACCCATGTATAATAATAAATTATCTAAATCAAACAAACAAAAACAACAAAACAAGTCCAAAACTCCCAGCAGTAGCACCAAGACTGCTAAATCCAGCCAACTGGGAAAGGCTGAAAAGCCTCGCGCAATTAGCAAGCCGCTTGCAAGGGCCAAGAATGTGAGTGTCACAAGTTGGCAACACGGCAAGTGGATTCCGCTAAGCACGATCGTCGCAAAGCACCCAGACCACCCGGTTCACCCTATGGCTAAGAACATAGTCATTCGCGGAGTCCGGAAAGTGCCTGAGATGATGTTCGACCTCGAGAAATACGATGGCGAATTCCATCCGTCAACCCTCTTGACGGACTGCGTCCACAGACAGTGGAACAGCCCCACCGAGAACCTTGAAGACCTCCTGTTCGCAGAGTGTGTCATCAACTACTTGGGGGTGGACCCGCGCAGGTTTACCCAGACGACCATTGACGCCATCGAGGAGAAGGCCAAACAGCTCGGAGATGGTCTAATCAAGAAGATTGGAGTGACCACAACCGAGATAGCCACGAAGGCTGGAATTAAGCCAGTCTGGCTGTTTGACCAACACGGAAACACCTTAGACAACTTTGACGTTGCTTCGCGAGTTGCCGTCTCCATGCCATGCTATGC